TTTAGTTCCATTTACTTGTGTCTCAATGTCCTCTATTTCATTTAACATTTTTCTTTCACGCTTATCAAAATGTTTCTTTACAGCATCGTAATGTGATAATGCCAGTGGACTTTTTCTGTAATCATGCTTAACTGGGTTATCATCTCGTCTTTTTGCATGCGTATAATCATATTTTCCTAACACATCTCTTACATCATATGTCTCTCTATCTTCTTCATCTCGATTACTATCGTCATTCTCATCTTCATCTTCAGCTTCCATTCCTGGTTGAGTTTCCATTTGTCCTTCTTGCGCTGGTTGTGCAGGATCATTTCCTTCGTTTTCAATTGATTGTAATCGATATGCCTTTTTCTTGTCTTCGACTACTTCACCAGCCATTTCTTCTGTCTCTTTATCTGTAAAATTAAAAATATTATCATATATCCACTGTTCTGATACTAGCGATTCGCCTATCATATCCCTGGCAATTGAATTTTTCTTTTCCCAAAGCTCTAATCGTTCCTGTTCATATATTGTAGAAGGATTAGTTAACTCTAGCTCAAAATCCACTAACGCTGAATCTGTAAAGCCCTGTGAGTATAAGTGAACAACTGCTATTTTTGTTAATTCACTTATTGTTATTCTCTGTACCCTCTCAATTGTTCGTGCAAATCTAACATCTTCTGCTGCAAGTGTAGCCTTAGATCCTACCTGCTCCTCATATCCTAAAAATGCCTTTGGTATTTTAAGCGCAGCTAAAAGTTTATTTCTCAAATATTCAATATCTTCAACAGCCTCATAAGTCAATCCAGGAAGAGAGTCTATAGAAGTTCCAGAATCTCCACCACGAACTGGTAAATAAAAATCCTCTGTGAGATTCTGCATATTATACTTTAAATTGTAGTCGCCTGTTGTTTCATCCATAACAGGCGCTTTTTTCATCTTATCAATGATTCTTTTCATGTATGTATCAACTTCATTTGGAGGAAGATTTCCAATATCAACTTTAAATACACGTTTCTCAGGTGCTCTCATAATTCTATGAATCAGCATAGCATCTTCCATCAACGAGAGTTGTTTCCATACACGACGACCCCCTTCAATCATAGATTTTCCATAAGGAATATAATTTGAATCTGATAAAAGCCTAAAATGCGCTATTTCAAAATTTTCAAATTCTGAATTTGCTGCATTGTACGGTGAATTTCTTGGATCTGTTGCATCTAATGTGAATTTTACTTCATAAGGATTTTCTGGTTCAGCACCCTCTATTCTTGATACATCATAAGACGATAATGGCATAACATTTATGATGCCATATTTCTCTTGAATATCAAGCTTAAGAAAAAAGTCCCCATATTTGACCATATTTCTTACCCACGGCCAAAGATTGAATTCTATATTTAAGATATCATAAAATAAATTATGTAATATTTCATGTATCGATGGATTATTTGCTTTTATCTCTAAAACATTACCATATTCAGATTTCATAGTAGACTCGTCTGCATAAATATCAAGGGCTGATGAGATAATTGGGTCATCATCCATCGCCTCATAATCCCTAAATAGAGCCAATCTCTGTGCCTTAGCTAATTCACCTGAATATCCGTAGTATGATCCAGCACCTCCCCTCGATTGAAATGAGGAATATAATCTCGAATACCTTCCCATCAGAGATTTTGAACCCATCTGAATTTTATCAGTATCTATTATCTTTAACTTTCTTCCACCAACGTTTCTTACAATAACATTTGTAGAAAAAAGTCTTTTTATTCTATCAAAAAATGTATCTTTTTGTGCCATTATTTCTTACCTATTAGCCAAGTTAATGATTCTTTTGTATCTCCTACTGCCATTGTCCAGCCAAAATCATCTTCATTCTCTGGAACATAAACTGGAGAACTTGCGCCGATCTTCGACATAGCATCTCTAGTCATATTCATATTTTCTTCATGAAGTCTAAGCGCTGTGTCTCTTATCCAGACACCTATTGCCAAACTCATAACGAGATCATCATTGTATCCCTTAAGAGCCTCTGGCCTGCCATTATTAAATATAAAAACATACAGCTCATCGACAGTACGAATAGAATTTATTTTTAATTGTCTCTTTCTAATAAACTGTGACAGTTTTTCAATGATGAGTGGTCTATTCTTCATTGTTGTTGTAAAGCCTGGAATCATATTCTTCTCTTCAGTTCTGTATTTATTTGTGTATTGTCTCTTAGAGTCAACATACCTAACATCACGTTTCATCCAGAATAAATTTTTATAATCTCTATCAAGCAGAACCTGAAGAACTGCCCAACCAACATTATTATTCTCCACTACTAGCAACGCATCATTATATTCTGTCGCCACTGACATTAAAATATTTGCAAATCTTGTTGTGTCAACTTTGCCCTTAAACTCTGCAACCTGCTCCAGTGTTTCAAGATCTATCACATGAAATGCTGAGTGATCTGATCCATCACCTCTTGCAACGTCTGCAGCCATTAAATACTTCCTATCTTGCTCTGGTTGTTTCCATATCCACATGCCAGAATTATATCTTTTTTCAGTAGGCTCATTAACAAATTTATCTTGTATCTCTTTAATTAACTTTGCAGAAATAACTGACTGTCCTGAAGATATAAAATCACAATCACACTCCTGTGCTGCCATCGCTCGTCCCAATAGTTTATCTTGTTCGTCTCTCCACTCTTGACCCCTATTTGGGTGAGTTGTCCAGTGTAATTTTATGAAATTAAAATTATTTGTGCCAGCTTCAGCAGCAGACCACGTCTTATGAAACCAATTTCCCATACCATTTGGAGTAGATAGAGCAATACACTTACCACCAGTTGCAAGTGTTTGTTGTGAAGCTGCCCATATTTCATCTATATTCTTTATAAATGCTGCCTCATCCATGATTAAGAGAGACAATGCTTCAGAACGACCTGCTTCACTAGTTGAAGATATTGCCTTTATCTGTGATCCATTATTATATCTCTGCTGTAATTTATTATCTTCAACGCACTGTTGTTTTAGCCATGCGGGAAGTCCCTTATGCATTACTCTAACTTTTGTAACTAAATTTTTAGCTACTTCTTGCTTAGTTGCAATAACAAGAATATTTTTATCATTATGAAAATTCATTAACCATAAAGAGTATCCTGCTGTCAGTGTTGAAAGCCCTAACTGTCTAGCTTTTAAAATTATATTGTAGTCATGACCTTTGAAATCATGCAGTGTTTTTTCTTGAAAGTCGTACAAATTAAATTTTATTTTTCCCCTTACAGGATGCTGAATAATACAGTACTCTTTCATAAAGTATATTGGGTCTGTTGCACACTTTACGTATTCACTGCGCATTGCATCTTTTAATTCTTTTTTAGACGGCATATACTTCCTCCAATCTTTGCTTTATCTGTTCTAGCGCAGATCCTAATTCTTCGAGTGCCTCATTAGCTAAAAGATCTATATTTTTATCTTTTTCGTATGTTTCAATATGAACAAATCCCGTATCAATATTCACTGGCTCTACAATTTGTAAATCTCCTTGTTTTTTCCAAGCTTTGATTGATTCTATTTGTTCCTGGATAAGTGACTTTTTATTTTCCAAATACTTGCCCTTTTCCCAGTTCTCAAATGTTCCGTCTATTCTCATCTTATGTTCAACTTCAATTTGACAATCCATACAATGACCGAATAATCCCCAAAATTTGTTATCTAACCTCTTCTTCATTACAAGATTACATTGTGGGCAAAACCACGGCATACGAACACCAGCCATAATCTCTGTAAGGTGACTCTTAATGTCACCTTTCTTTTTTTTCTCTCCCTTGTAACCAACCATTACTCTTTTTTCTGGTTCCCTTCCGGAAATTATATTACCTAATGCTTTATTTTGTCTTTTTGTTTCTTTACTATATGCCATGATTATCTCGCAAACTTCATTAGCCCAGTAATTTGATTTATTGGAGCAAAAAATCCTGTAAATTTATAAACCTTTCCTTTGTATTTGAATACAAGTCCCTCAGACGGTACTAATTTATTTAAATCACCCATAGCTGCTATCTTAGATAACTGAGTCTTTAATTTGCCTATTGCTGATGCATCTTTACTTCC